GGGGGCTGCGCCGCGATTCTTTTTGCCAGACTGCTTGAACAAGCGCTCGGCAATAGGTGCCGACGCGGGCACTTCCGCAGTAATCTCTTCGGCGTCGCCGCCGCGAATCAATGCCGCCGTTACGTCGGGCGCAAGGCCATCGACTTCTTGTCCGGGGGTCAGACGCGTCGCAACGCCGTCGATCAATACAGGCACTGCGCGCAAGATACGAACTTTCATAGTGCTCTCCTTCTTAAAAATTCCCCGCCTCGAAAGGCGGGGAAAACATTACACCACCATGGAATCAGACCGGCGGGTTGGCGGTCGGCGACAGCTTCGGCAGTCCGAGCACCGGCACGATGGCCACCGGGAAGGCGGTCACCGAGTTGTTCGCCGGGGTCACGGTGCAGCGCACGTAGCGCTTGGTGCCGGTGTAGCCAATCTTGCGGCAACCCAAGTCCAGCGCGAAGGTAAAGGCCGCGAGGACTTCGGTGCCGAGCAGGTCGGCGTCGGCGACCGCCGCAGCGTCCGACAGGTTGGCGGCATCGCCATGCTCAATGAGCACAGTGGCGGTGGCGTCAGCGTCGGCGATAGTGCCGGTGGCAATGAGGAATTCCAGAGCATCGAAGCCCTGAACGTCCACGATGCCGGACACGATGGCGGTGTTGTCGGTGGCGTAGCCGATACCGGGCTTCACCGGGTTGAGGTTGTCATGAATGTCGCGCATGTTTCGTTTCTCCTGATAAGTAGTAAAGAGTGGCGCCGAGCATTGCTACCCGGCGCCGCCCGATTAGGCCGACAGCTTGATGATCTTGATGGCGTCGAAGTCGACGACATCGCCACCGCTGCGCTTCGTGGTGAAGAATTCCACCATCGGCTTCGCGGTGTACGGATCAGGCTGGATGCGCACGCCGAGACGATCAACCCACGTGTAGCCCGCACGGAAGTCACCGAAGGCACCCGACAGTGAAGCGGTCGTCGGGGTGGCGAAGTCCTGCGCGAAGCGCACCGGGTAACCCAGCAACTGCGACGGCTGCCCGACCGCAATGGACGGAATCCAGAGCGGGGTGGACGAGCCGGTGAGCGCGAGGATTGAGCCGATCAGAGTGCGGTGCAGCAACCACTGCGCGTTGCTGTAGTACGGCTCCTTCAGCGACGTGGCAATAGCCGCAAGCTGCGCATAAGTCACGCCGCCGTTGGCACCGGAGTTGATCTGCTCGATGGTGCCCCAAGTGGTGCCGTTGACGTAGGTCGTGATGCCGCGAGCCTTATTGATGCCATCGCCGAGGATGAACTCGTTGGCTTCAACGCGACCGAACTTGTTGGCCACCTTGCGCGCGATCCACGCCTCGATGTCGATGCCGCTGTCATCCAGGAGCTGCTGGCTGGCGCGGGGGCGGGCTTCCATGTTGTAAGCCACGATCTCGCGCTTGCCGAGCTTCGGCGTGGTGGTTTCGCCGCCGGAGGTCACTTCGCCGGTACGCGAGGCGCTGAACTCGTTCGGATCGTCGAGCAGTTCCAGCGAGGTGCTGGAAATTGTCTCAACGGTCACAACCTGACGCATCGGGCTGGATTCAAACTGGCGCTCGATGATGCGGTTGCTCAGCTGCGGGTGTACGGTGTAGCCGCCATCCGGATCGCTACCGACTGACAGCGCCTTCACCTCGTCGATGGTGAGCTGACGGTCGTCAGCCTTGCGAAGCAGCTTGTGGAAGGCGCGCTTGTAGGCGCCGAACGCTTCGAGGTTCACATCGGACGATGCCAGCTCGTGGCCCGGTTCCAGTTTGCCACGCTTGGTCATCACCTGCGTGAAGAACTTGTGGGCATTGCGGAACTCAGCGTCCTTCGCGCTGTAGCTGTCGGTGTCCAGACGCGGGCGATTTATCATCACCACGGCAGCATCGAGCTTTTCCTGCAAGGCAACCATATCGTTGGCCATCTTGGTGCGCATGGTTTCCAGCAGCGGGTCGATGTCGCCCTTCTTGGCGAACTCACCGGCAGCTTCCTTCTGGGTCTTCACGAATTCCTCGTGCGCTTTCTGGAGGCGATCGTGCGTCGCCTTCACTTCAGCAGCGAGGTTCTTTACGTCAGTTTCGATGTCGGGCATCTTCTTTTCCTCAGGGTTGGTTGATGGAACGGAGAATCTCGCACGCGTCCTTGATGGCACCACGTGCGCTTTCCTCAACGTCGCGCTGAGGCTTGAACACTACAGAGGCGACGGCTTTTGCCTCCTTTTGGCTGAACCCCACATCACGCAGGGTCTGCTCATAATCCCGGACGTCCACGCATGCCGCAAGGCGGGCATGCACGGCGCTCTTTACTGACTCGCTCATGTCGAGCGCCTTGAATGGCGACTCCATATCGAGCTTGCTGTAATAGCGCTCAAGATGGCTGGCAATTCTTTTCTTCGCTTCATCGGATAGCTCAACGCCACCGCGCGCGCCGAGCAGCGCCCCTGCTGCGGCGAAGATCGCCCGGGGGACTGCCGTCAGCTCGCCACCGATCACATCGGCGATGGGCAGCTTATAGCTTGTGACTGCTTCCGCGTTATCGCTATCGAACCAGAGGAACGCCTTGCGGTACATGCCCCAGTCCATATCGGCGAGGTCGGAAGCGCCGCCCGCCCACTGGCGCACGCGCGCCTCGGCGGCGGCGCTGTCCCACGCGCGCCCGCGATCAGCGAGCGGCAAGTCTTGGAACGGCACGGCGGATTTCACACGCGTCACGCTGGCCTTCGGGTTCATGGGAAAGGTCACCAGCGACACTTCCCAGAGATGAGCCTTATTGATCGTGCGCACGCGCTTCTTGTCGTCGAACGTCGCGCCGCCCTCGGGGATTTCGTAGCCGATGCTCATGCCGTCCAGCGCGCCCGCCTTCAGCAGCGCGTAGGCTTCATCGGCCTTGGGCACGCCTTGGTTGATTAGCAGCCGACCCTTAACGAACAGGCCGCGCTTGTCCTCGGTCATCTGCTCCCAGACGCCGATTGGCTGGTGCGGGTCATGCTGCCAGAGCATCTTGACCTTGCCGCTCTTGGCGAGCGTATCGGTAAACGCCCCGGCGGCGATCACGTCGCGGCCAAGGTCAACGTTGCCGAACACGGCGCCGTAGCCTTGGAAGGTGCCGTCAGCGGCGACTTCCTTGATCTCCATCTGCACGTCGAGGAAGGGCATGTCGCCTTTCATCTGGGCGTGCTTGCGTTCGATATTGCTCATTGTCTCACTCCTCCAATCTCTGGGCAGCGATCGCCGCCGTGTCATAAGCCATGCCGCAGCGGCAGTTGATAAGGTTCCCGGGGCTTGCCCCCAAACTCGGGTCACCCGGGAACATGAGCGCCTCCCCGTCTACGGTGAAGGGTTCGCTAATCGGAACTTCCTGCCCGTCAGCAGCAAGGTGAGCTTCGCGCACGTGGTCGTCTCCGACCGATTCCCAAATCTTCGTCGGCTGGTCAGCCTCGCGGATGTGATCGCCACCGGCCACGCTGGGGTTCATGCCGAATAGCACTTCGGCCTCGGTGGCCTTGGTGGCTTCGGCGGCAAGCTGCGTTTCCGTTACAGCGACCGACTGGGCGCGATGGCCGAGCACTCGGTGTGCGATCCCGGCGGCAATGAAAGCTGTCTCGATCCGCGACAGCGGCGGCTTGTCCTGTGGCTGGGAATCGACCGTCAGGGCGACCGCCCCGCGCAGGTTGTCTTCCGTCGTCCGGTTGATTAGGTCGGCGCGCTGGGCCGACATGCGCTTGAAGTAGGCCACTAGCGCCGCCGTGATCGCTGCTTTCTCAGTGTTTGTCAGAGCAGCCTCAGGAGGCATGGCATCTGCGATTGAGCCTGTGAACGCTGTTTGCACAGCGGCGTAGTGGTTAGAGAGTATCGCGGCCAGCGCGTCGTCAAACTGCTTCGTGGGCGGAACGATACCGGTGCGCGCGTAGACATTCGTGAAGTTGCGGAGTATCTCCGCGTTCAGCGCGTCTACCTTCGGCGCCAGCTTCTTTTCAAGCCGGAGCTTCTTGTTCAGGTCAGTCGCGGCGGTCATTCGCCCTCCTCATCTTCGCCCGGCTTCTTAACCGGGGCGGGCGGCGTCGTGTCGAAGGGCGTCGTGCCGACAGGGATCAAGGTGGCCGACTGGTACAGCACGTCGCCGCCGTCGATCTCCTCATAGTCCAGCGCCTTGCGCTTCTCGTTAATCGTCAGGAAGCTCGCCTCTTGCAGCTTCTTCCACTTCTCCTCGCGGCGCGGGGCGAGGGCCGTGATGTCGTCCTCGTCGATCATGATGCGGTACTGGGCGTTGCCGGAGCTAAACTGCGGCGCCAGCCAGCCGTTCATCTCGTCGCGTATCTTGTAAAGCATCGGCAGCACCTTCTGCTCCCACAGCGCCTGCCGCGCTTCCTTCATGTTGCTGTACGTGTTATCGCCGGGGATTCCCAGTAACTGCGGCGGTACGCCCCATGCCGTACAGATGTCGCGCGCGGTCGTGTTCTTGGCGTTGATATAGTCCATGTCGGCAGGCGTCAGGCTGAAAGGCATCCACGTCAACCCGCCTTCAAGCAGCATCGGGCGCCCGGCGTTGGCCTTGCCGGTGTAGAGCTTCTCCATCTGCTCCTTCAGCTTTGTGTACTGATCGTCCGGCAGGAAGTCCGGGGCATTCTCGCGCTTCGGCGCATATACCAGCGCGCCGCTCGGCTTGGCGCCGTTATCGAGCAGCGCTTTGTTCCACGCCAGCGAGCCATTGTGAAGGTCGATGGAGAAAGCTGCCGCTTCGATCGGACTCATACCGTACCAGTCATCGAGCGGGTGGAAGGTCTTGATATGGCGGATTGCGTTTTCTTGCGCGACCCACTTCTTCTCGCTGCGGTTTACGGTGTACACGTAACCCGCCGGGCCGGACGAGCCGGGCAGCACTTTCATGCGGTCAGGGCGCAGGACGTACAGTTCGCGGGGCGGTTTCCCGGGGGAGGGCTTCACGCCTTCGACGTAGGCGTTGCCTGCGATGGCGAAGTAACCGACCAGCGCGCCGAAGAACGACGGGGCGCTCTGCTGCGGGTTGGGCTGTGCAATCAGCTTCGCAAGGTCGCTGCTGGGGTCGTCTTTCCACTCGCCGTCAACGAGCTTCTGCACGTACCACGGCGCTTGTTCAGCGGCGGTGATCAATTCGTTGATGGCCTTGTAGGCCACGACGTTTTTCTGGTAGCTCTCCTTGGCCAGCTCATCGTAACGGCGCGGCGTCCAGACGGCTTGCCCGAGGTTCTGCATTGAGATAAGCGTTTGCGTTGCGGAGGCTTTCGCTTCTGCGAACAGGCCGCGCACGCTGCTGGCGATCCGGGTCAAGGCGCTCATGCGGCATTCTCCAGCCAGCCGAACCACGTACCTGCCAGCGTTGCCGCTTTATCGGTCGTTCCGCGCAGGGCGACGATCGCTGATTCTGAGAACGGGCCGGGGCAGCTGATAGAAAGCACTGCCGTATCGTCCTGCAAGCTATTTATCCCATGCGGTATCCATAGTCCGGGCGCTGCGTAGGTATACACGCGATTATCGAGTTGAGTTGCTACCAGTTCGATCTGTACGTTTGCCGCAGCCGTACCGCTGCTTGCCCCAGCGGATATGTCGCTGACGAATAGGCGCTTGCCCTTCGGAACCATACGCGCGCTAGATGCGCAGCGCACTGTGCCGGGGCCGAGAATCGAATATGTCGTTGCACCGTTGTACGCGATGATCGTTCCCGCCGCCGATAGCAGAGAGCCTGCCGCGTGTACGTGCAGGCACTGGATGAAGCTAACCTTCGTCTCGACCATAGCGACTGGCGTCAAACCATTGAGGGTGACGATTTCAACCTTCTCAACAAGCGTACCATCAAGGTAATGAACCTCGACCTGTCGCGCTCCGGTGCCAGCAGCAGTGTCGTTAGGGCTATTGCTAACAAGTGATATTTGCACGCCGCCAGCCGGAGGGATATTGAACGCCCCATCCGGCCAGATTATCTGATTGCTGATAGCGCCTGTCGCAACGTACTTTCCGAAGCCGCTAATCGGATATGCGCCCGGCACTTGGCCACGCGCGACCGCGATGAGGTAGCCTGCTTGGCGCGCGTAGAAGTCGCTGTTGCTCATCTCAGAAGACCCACAAGTTCAGGAGCGTGGTAGAGCTGGCGCCGACGATCGCCGCCCGGAAGTGAACGCCTGCGGCGAAGCGTATGGTGCGCAGGTCGCTCTCGCGGAAGGTTGATTCCTCGGTCTTATCGCGGAACCAGTTCGTGCCGTCCGGTGAGTATTCGATCTCGACGCGTGCGTCATCGAACGTGCCCCAGCAGAAGAACGTCCGCTGCATGGCGTCTTGGTTGATCGTGCCATTGGAGACATAAGTGCCGCCGAGGGAACCAGCCTGCGATTCGAGGAGCTCGACGGCCATTAGTCGAGGCTCCTGATTTGCGGGCCGGTCAGGTGGCTTGCCCCGGCGAGTTCGCTGAACGCGTCCGACGCGGCATCGACCTGATCGTCGGTGCACTTGTCGCTGCCGTCGAAGTTTTCCATCTCGTTCAGGAAGGCGCGGTTCCACGGCCCGGCGACGAGTGACACGTTGCCAGCCTGCGCCTGCGCGGCCAGCGGCTGCGCGCGGGAATACTTGCTGCCAGTCACGGGGCGCGAGCGCACGATGTAGCCAGCCAAGTCACGAACGATGTCCTGCGCCTGCGCCTTGCCAGCTTGGCCGGGGTCTTGCGGGATACGGATGACGGTGCCGACGCCATCCTGCGACGCGACGTTTTTGATGAGCTTGCGCACCTTGTGGGCAGGCTCCTGAACGCGCACCACGTCCTCGATGTACCAGCGCTTGTCGGTGCCCCGGCAGAAGAGTACGCCCACCGTCCAGTCGCCGCCGCCTGCGGTCGCGGCGAAGTCCCATGCCCGGCAGCGGCGGGAGTAGTCAATCGGCGCGGCGGGCACGATGTCAAAGTCCGTGCGGGCAAACACGGCACCCGCTTTCGCGCGGGCGTCCCAGTTGCCGCCGAGCAGACGCTCGCGCTCAACGCGAGGGAGGGCGCGCAGCTTGGCGAGGTAGCCGGGGTCTCTGCGCAGCAGCTCTTTGTTGTCGTAGATGGTCGCGGGGATAAACGTCACCGACATGACGTCGTTCTCCGTCAGGTCCAGTTCCGGGAAGCAGTCGATCAGCTCCTGCTTCGTATCGGCCCAGATCAACTCGTCGTTAATGCGTACGAAGCAGCGCACCTTTCCGGCGCGCTCAAGGTTCGGGAAGCCGTCTTCGCCAATCCACCAGTCGAGGAAATGACGCACCCATGAATCCGGGTCGGGGTTCGTCGTGGCGCGCATGTAGGGCCGCACGCCGCAGGTTGAACGGTTACGGCCCAGCAGGTAGAAGAACTGCTGCTCGCTGAAGTGCGTCAGCTCGTCGAACTCGATCAGTGGATACTGGGCGCCCTGATGGTCGAACACGGACTTGTCGTGCTCAAGGTGCTGGAACTTGACGCGGTTGTCGAAGGGAGGGAACTGCCACTCAAGCGTG